GCATCAAAATATAACATCATCTGCTAAACAAAAAGCACAAGAATTTGCAAATTTAAGAAGATCACAAGGATTAAGCCCATTCAAGGACTATAATTAATGTTTCCAGTAAAACGAAAATCATCAGGAAGCGTATCATTACCAGCACCAGTCGGTGGATGGAACGCAAGAGATAGCCTTAGTGATATGCCTGCAACGGATGCAGTATATCTTACTAATTGGTTTCCTGCTACTACAGAGCTTATTCTAAGAAACGGATACACTAAATGGGCTACAGGATTACCTGCACAAGTAGACACGCTTATGAATTATCAAAGCGGTACTTCTGGTAAACTTTTAGCTATATCTAATGGTGCTGTTTATAATGTTACTAATAGTGGTGCAGTAGGTGCTGCATTATTATCAGGATTATCTAATTCACGTTGGCAATATTGTAATATTACTACTGCTGGCGGATCATATTTATATATGGCTAATGGTGTAAATACGCCTTATGTATATGATGGCACAACATGGACATCTATTACAGGTGCATCTACACCTGCCATTACAGGCGTTACTACTACTACATTAAATAATCCAATTGTATTTAAAAGTAGAGTTTTTTTTACGCAAACTAATACATTAAAAATATGGTATTTGCCTACATTATCATTAGGCGGACTTGCTAAATCATTAGATTTAAGCTCATTTGCTTATAAAGGTGGAAATATTGTTCAACATGCAACATGGACAATAGATGCAGGTTATGGTGTTGATGATTACTATGCTATTTATACATCTAAAGGTCAAGTAGTTGTTTACAAAGGCACAGATCCTGATAATGATTTTGCTTTAGCAGGTGTATGGGATTTAGGAACGCCTGTAGGAACTCGTTGTATGTATAAATACGGTGGAGATATACTTCTTTTAAGTAAAGATGGTCTTACACCATTAGCTTCAGAGCTACAATCATCAAGACTTGATCCTAGAGTAGCTATTACAGACAAAATACAATGGGCTGTATCAGAAGCTATATCTAATTATGGTTCTGTTTTTGGATGGCAAATTTTGTTTTATCCAGAAGAAAACCAATTGTGGTTAAATGTACCTAACACTACACAAACTACACAATATGCTATGAATACCATTACTACAAACTGGTGTAATTACACAGGATGGGATGCTACTTGTTGGGAATTATATAACGACCAACCTTATTTTGGTGGAAATGGTTATGTAGGTCGTGCATGGTACACAAATGCAGATAATGGTAATAATATTACTGCAAACGCATTACAAGCATTTTCATCATTTAATAGTCCAGGCGAATTAAAGCGTTTTACAATGGCTAAACCCATTTTTAGAACATCTGGAAGTCCGTCTATTTATGCAAATATTAATGTTGATTTTAACTTAAATACACCTACTACAATCCTTAACTTTACACCCACATCAACTGGAACATGGGATAATGCTTTATGGGATGCAGGAGTATGGGGTGGTGGATTGAACGTATTACAACAATGGCAAGGTATTAATGGCGTTGGCTATTATGGTGCGCCTATTGTAAGTACATCATCACAAGGTATAGATGTAAGGTGGGTATCAACAGATTTAGTTTTAGAAAAAGGCGCAGTTCTATAATAATTCAAGGACAAGATGTAGGAGAATGGGTTTGCCAAGAAGCTGGCGGATCATGGACTCATCTTTGCCAAGCTATAGGACAAAATTACAATAATGAAATAATAGTAGGTGTTATGTATGATAGTTATACAGGTTCAAGTATAGCAATTCATTCAAGATGTGACAATCCACGTCATGTATCACGTCACTTTTATTTTGCAATATTTGATTATCCGTTTAATACATTACAAGTAAAACAGTTAAAAGGGTTAGTATCTACAGCTAACCTAAAAGCTCAAAAAGTAAACGAACATTTAGGATTTAAGAAAGAAGCATTGCTTAAAGACTATTTTCCAAATGGAGATGGTATTGTTTATACCATGTCTAAAGATGAATGTAAGTGGTTAAAACTTAAAGATAGATATATAAAGGACAAAGTATGAAATTGTTAGATTTTAAATGGTTAATGCCTGCGTTAAATGATTATTTTACATTTTATGGCGGTGGTAAAGGCGGATCTGCTCCACCACCACCAGATTATGTGGGTGCTGCCCAACAAACTGCTGCTGGTAACTTAGAAGCTGCTAGAGCAACTGCTGCTGCAAACCGTACTAACCAAATTACACCTTATGGTAATTTAACATATACAGCTAATCCTGGTACTGATCCATACGGTAATACTTTATATACCGCTACACAAACATTAGCACCAGATCAACAAAAATTATTAAATCAAACTACAGCACTTAATACAGGTCTTTTAGGAACTGCACAAAGTGGTTTAGATTATGCTAATAAAGTATTATCTACACCTGGTGTAGACACATCTAAATTGGCTCAAACAGGTATTAATCCTGGTCAATCATATCAAGATGCTATTATGGCTAGACTTTCACCACAACTTGATCGTGAAAATGCTCAACTAGAACAACAATTAGCTAATAGAGGTATTGCAGCAGGTACAGATGCTTATAATCAAGCTAAAACATTACAAGCTCAAAACCAAAATGATAGACTTAATAGCGCAGTAGTTCAAGGCATGAATACAGGTCTTGCTGCTAATCAACAAGGCTTTCAACAACAAGCATACAATCAAATGCAACCTATTAACGTCATTAATGCGTTACGCACAGGAACTCAAGTTGCAAATCCACAGTTTGCAAATACACCACAACAAGCTACTACAGCAGGGCCTGATTTACTTGGTGCTACAAATGCTCAATATCAAAATCAACTTAATGCTTACAATGCTCAACAAGCTGCTGGTGGTGGATTCTTAGGTGGACTTATGAATCTTGGTGGTACATTAGGTAGTGCATATATTAAATCTGATCGTAAATTGAAAAAAGATATTAAACGCATTGGTACACATGATTTAGGTATTGGTATTTACACATATCATTACAAAGATGGTCACGATTTACCAAAAGAATTACAAGTGGGTGTTATGGCTGATGAAGTTGAAACAATCATGCCTGAAGCAGTTATTACAATGGCTGATGGTTACAAAGCTGTTAATTACGCATTGATATAGGGGATAATATGGCATTTATGGACTTTTTACCGCAATTTGGGGATAACACAGATCAATCAGTCACTGATCCTACGTTACAAGCTATTAACTTAAAACGTAAACTTGCTTTAGCTGATTCTTTACGCAACGCAAAAATGCCACAAGGTCAAATGGTAGGAGATAGATATGTAGCTCCATCATGGACTCAATATCTTGCTGGTGCAGTTGATAAAGGTATGGCTGGTTATCAAGAAGATAAAGCTATTAAAGAATATAGTGATTATCAAAAAACTCAACAAGATAAAATGGCTAATGCCCTTAAAACTCTTAGCGGTGCATTTGAACCTAAAACTATTTCAAATACTACAATGCAAACTCAAGATGTGCCATTAGCAGAAGGTATGAATGTTGGTACATCACCATTTGATACAACAGATCAAGTAGCTCAAGTTGCACCTAAATTTGATATAAATGCACCTGCACCACAAAATATGTCAGGAACAACAACACAATCTACTCCTGTTACTACAACATCTACTGTACAACCTACATTGTCAGATATAGAAAAAGCATTTGGCCAATATGCTACAGAAGTTAAAGATCCTAAAATGCTTGCTTCTTTACTTTCTGGTCGTTATGAAAAAATGGTTAAAGCTAATGAGCCAGTTAAACTTGGTGCAGGAGAAGCTGTATACAGTTCTACAGGAACTAAAATATTTGGTAATCCCAAAGAAGGTAAAAAATATACAGATATTCAACAAGACAAAGCTGGTAATACATTTGGACTTAATACAGAAACTAATCAATTTGAACAATTACCTGGTGCTAAAATGGCTACACAAAATTGGTCAGCACCTTACAAAGTGGGTGGGGAGTTTGTTCAAAGAGATGCTAACACAGGTGAAATTAGAAAAGCATACGGAACTGCTGAAGGGGATAAAGCACCAGCAGGATTTGGATTTGTTAGAGATGCAAAAGGTAATAAACAATTTGATGCTAATGGAAATCCAATATTAACAAACCTTACTGGTGGACCTGCTGATAAAGCATTAAATCCTACTAAAGAGCAATCTGATGCTTATACATATTCTACAAGAATGGAATCTGCTGATAAAATTCTTACTGATTTAGAAGGCAAATATAGCCCATTATCTGTTAGTGTTAAAGTATCTGGTAAAACAGCTATGATTCCAGGCGGACAAACTATTGTTAATAAAATGTTAAGTCCAAACGATCAAAAAGCAGAACAAGCACAACGTAATTTTATTAATGCTGTATTAAGACGTGAATCTGGTGCAACAATTCAACCTTATGAATTTGACAATGCAAATATGCAATATTTCCCACAAGAAGGTGATAGTCAAGAAGTATTGGTTCAAAAACGTGCAAACAGAATTGAAGCTATTTCAGGACTTAAAAAAGCAGCAGGATCTATGAATAAACCTGCTGGAGTAGTTAATTTTGAGGATTTAAAATAATGGATGTTAAATTACCTGATGGTACAGTTGTTCAAAACATACCTGATAACATTACTAAAGCAGAATTAACTGCCAAACTTAATGCTAACGGATATAGTTTACCTACAGATAATACACCTTTTCAACCAAAAATAGAACAACCAAAGTCATATTCTACTATGGGTGCTATAGGCACAGGAGCAATAAATCTTATACCTAGTACAGGTAGATTATTAAAAGGTGCTTATCAAGCTGTAAGACATCCTATAGACACTGCAAATACATTAGCTGATTTAGGTGCAGGTGAAATTTACAAAGCATTGCCGCAATCATTTCAAGAACAATTAGACAAATCTGACGTAGCATTGGTTGGGCAAAATAAAGCACAAGAAACTAAAACAAGAGCATTAAATTTAGCTAATGCACTAAATCAAGATTATTCTAAAAAATATGGTTCTTATGAAGGTTTTAAAACAGCTTTTGCAGAAGATCCAGCATCTATATTAGCTGATGTATCTACTTTATTAACAGGTGGTGGTGGCGCATTAAAAGCAAGCAATCTTACTAAAGCAGCAGATGTAGTTAATCAAGCAGCTAAATATACTAACCCATTATATCTTGGTACTAAAGCAGTTCAAGGCGCAGCATATA